GCTGGCCGCGAAGGTCGTCGAACGCGCCGCCGCCGAGGGCGTGCGCGCCGTCTTCGTGGACGAGGGCGGCGTCGGCGCCGGTGTCGTCGATCGCCTGCGGCAGCTCGGCGTGCCCTTTGTGTTCGGCATCAATTTCGGCAGCAAGCCCGAGACCTGGGACAGCGACGGGGCGAAGCCGCTCTACGCCAACAAGCGCGCCGAGATGTGGGGCAACCTCAAGGCCTGGCTGCCGCAGGGCTGCCTGCCCGGCGATCCCGAACTCATGGCCGATTTGACCGGTTTGCAATACGGCTACGACGCCCGCAGCGCCATCCAGCTCGAGAAGAAGGAAGACATGAAGAAGCGCGGCCTCGCGTCACCGGACATCGGCGACGCGCTGGCGCTCACCTTCGCGCTGCCGGTCACCGCCGCCGCCTGGGACCTGACGCGCGGCCAGAACTTCTACGAAACCGACTACGACCTCGATGCCGAATTCGACGACGACTACTGGTACGGCGACACCACCTGATAGCCCCTCACCCCACCTCTCCCCCTAGTGGGGGAGAGGAGTCCGATTGTTAATCCTGCCTCATGTTCCTCTCCCCCTTGGGGGAGAGGTTAGGTGAGGGGGACGCTTCACGCGAAATCACTGAGCTCCCGGGAGCGCGCGCCTCCATCCGCGCTCACTTCATGCGACTTGTTGCACCCATGCGCAAAGCGAGCCGCGCTCCCGGACCCTTTTCCAAACGGAGACAACCATGTGCTTCTTCTCGATGCCTGCCATGCCCGCGCCACCGCCGATGCCACCGGAACCACCGACGCCCCCCGAGCCGCCCATCACACCGACCCAGGCCGACCCGGCGGTAAAAGCCGCGCGCGACGATGCGCGCCGTCGCGCGGCGGGCCTGCAGGGGTATCGCAGCACCATCGCGACGTCGGGCCTCGGCCTGAAGGGAACACCGTCGCCGTTGACGACGGCGTTCAAGACGCTGCTGGGGGAGTGAGGGCGTTGCGGGCATATCGCGCGTGCGGCTACCTATCGCGAAACCCGGAGCTCGTACGCGATGTACATGTCGTTGGCCGGAATGGTCGCGGCTTCGTTGCTGATCGTAAGGGTAACAGCCCCGCCTTTGTGGTCGAACTCGCCGTTTTGGATGGGAGTAGGGCCCCCGAAGGCGGTCGGAACCCATACCTGGAAGTTTCGCGTCCAGTTGAGCTTGTAGACTTCGCGCAGATCGACCTTGAGCTTCCCGGCGGGCGCCGTGATCATGATCTGCTGCGACATGTGGTTGTAAAGTGGCCACACCGGCGATTGCGTCTGGTTGACGGGGCAGTTGTCGCCGCTGGTCGCCGGCGGCACGGCCATCGAGCGCGCAGACATAAACGCCAGTTGCCCTTTGTGAACGAGTGGTGTCCCTGTCGGCACCTCACCACGATTGATGTTGGATGGCGGCGCGGGGCCCCTGTCGGGAAGGCCGGGCGCAAGTCCGCGTACCACGACTTGCCCGACATTGTGCCCGTTGGACGTGTGGTTCTGGTCGGCGTCCGTGGCGACACGAATGTGGTACGTGCCCTTGGCCATCTCGCGATTGAACTCTTCGTGGTCGGCGCCGATGATCGCCTCGGGATCCTTGGCATTGGGATCAGAGCCGTACAGGAGGAACCACATGCTCCTGGTAGGGTTCTCCGTCATCTTGAAGTAGACGCGGCTGCCGTCCTGGTCGACACGGAACTTGAAGTAACGGGTCGAATAGGCCGGCTGATTCCAGACCAAGTCGACAGTGAATCGTCGGCAGAGGAATAGACTTTGGCTTCCCACGTTCTGTGGCCGGTCGATGACGCCGAGGTCGATCGGTGCTCCCGGGCTACTGGGTGGAAGTTTGGACTTTCCGTCACCGGAATCGGCTCGCGCAGCACCTGCGAGACCGAGGCCCAAGGCTACTACAGAAAGGAGTCGAAATAGGACGGCCATCTGCACTCTCCCCCGATGAATACGAGTGCAGTGTGCTGTTAGGCTAAGCAGGTTGTAAAGCCACCTCGAACGCTCGCGGCTTTCGGAAGCCGATCGAGGCACTTCAGAGGCCTGGCCTCGCAGCTTCATCGCATCCGAGTGCGCTCGAACCCCGCCGGCTCCGAGGTCGAAGGCATACCGCGCCACACTTGAGCGCGGCCCCGCCCGTCGCTCTGTTGTCCTGTCTGCGCGCGTCCTAACGCCGTCGGCGAATGAGTCACGATCCTTGAGCGTGTGCAGCACTGCTAGCACGCGACTATTTCTGTGTGCAGGCATCGCGCCAGCACGCCAATCCGAAAGAACGCAACATGCAGGCTCCCGACCTGCGCCGCCATTGCGAGCGGCGCCTTTCGGCGCTCGACCGCGAGCGCCAAAGCTGGTTCGCGCACTGGCGCGAGCTGTCGAATCACATCCTGCCGCGCCGCGGCTCCTTCCTCGGCCCGGTGCATCGCGCTGACCGCGGCGGCAAGCTGAACGGCGGGTTGCTCGACACCACCGCCATGCTGGCGGCGCGCACCCTGGCCTCGGGCCTGATGGCCGGCATCACCTCGCCGGCGCGGCCGTGGTTCCGCCTCGGCATCGGCAGCCCGCAGCTTTCGGAACTGCCCGAGGTCCGCCTGTGGCTCGACGACGTGGCGGCGCGCATGTTCCGCGTCTTCGCGCGCTCCAACCTCTACAACGCGCTCGCGCTCGCCTACGAGGAGCTGGGCGTGTTCGGCACCGCCGCCATGGTGGTGGTGGAAGATGCCAAGGAGATCGTGCGCGCCTATCCGCTGACGGCCGGCGAATACTGGCTGGCGGCGTCGGAGCGGCTCACCGTCAACACACTCTACCGCGCGCTCCCCATGACCAGCTTCCAGCTCGTCGAGCGCTTTGGGCGCGATGCCGTCTCGGCGACGGTGCGTGAGCGTTACGATCGCGGCGAATGGGACCACGAGGTCGAGGTGATCCATGCCGTCGAGCCCAACGAGGGAAGAGAGATCGGCAAACTCGGCCGCCAGAACATGCCGTTTCGGTCTGTGTGGTTCGAGCGCACCGGGGCCGGCGACGCCGTGCTCGATGTCGGCGGCTTCGAGGAGTTCCCGGCGCTCTGCCCGCGCTGGCACCTGATGGGCAACGACGTCTACGGCCGCTCGCCCGGCATGGACGCGCTGCCCGATGCCAAGAGCCTGCACCGGATGCAGCAGCGCTTCGCCCAGGCTCTCGACAAGATGATCAACCCGCCGATGGTGGCGCCGCCCAGCTTGCGCGGCGATGCGACCAATGGAAAGGCGGGTGGCGTCACCTACGTGGCCGATCCCACCGGCGCGGGCTTCCGGCCCGCCTATCAGTTCACGCCGCCGCTCGACCAGATGGGCGCCGCCATCGAGCGCCGCCAGCAGGCGGTTCGCGCGGCCTTCTATGCCGACCTGTTCCTGATGGCGACCCAGCTCGACGACGTGCGCAGTGCCACCGAGATCGCCGAGCGCCGCGAGGAGAAACTGGTGATGCTGGGGCCGGTGCTTGAACGGCTGCACGACGACCTGCTCGAACCGTTGATTGGCCGGGTGTTCCAGATCATGGCGCGGGTGGGGGAGATCCCGCCGCCGCCGTCACCGGCGCTGGATGGGTTGAGGTTGCAGCCGGAGTATGTGAGCCCGATGGCGGCGATGCAGGCGGCATAGAACCAGCAAGTTGTTGATTTCACTTACAAATATGCAGAAATCCGTGTTCCGTTCCGCAACGTTGTGCCGCCGGCCGCGTTAACCAATACCTGTACATGGCGAGTGACTGAATTGACGCATTTTGGCACACTTCACCGATGCCTAGCCGCTCAAGCAAGAATCTCCTCGTGCGCGATCCTGATGAATTTGCCGGAGATGTTGCGCCCACCGAAGTCAGTGGGAAGAATCCCCACGCCGTCGCGTTGGGACGCTTGGGTGGACAAAAAGGGGGGAAGGCACGAGCGAAATCGGTGTCTGCTGATCGGCGATCTGAGATCGCACAATTGGCAGCCCGAGCGCGCTGGTCGCGTCCGAAATGAAGTGACGATCAACATCGGTCTCGTAACGAGTGATGCAGTCGTGTTTGGATGCGATAGCATTGCAAGCGTCACACAATATTTCATCGATCCTGTAAGGCTCGATTGGGATAAGGACGCTGACGGCAATCTAGTGAAGGACGGCAGCGGAAAATTCTCGCTGAAGTTCGACTACGGCGATTGGCAGGGTATCGTCACAAATGCCTATGGTGGTGTGACAAAGCTGTTCGAGGTTCACCCTAAGCCTTCGGCAATGGTCGCGGTTACTGCTGGTTTGGCGAAGTTGTGTGATCGACCTATGGCGAGTTGGGGCGCGGAATTCTATGCCCAGCAAGAGTCGCGTTCACCTCAACTAAGCACTTGCGAGGAGATCTGCAAAGAATTCCTGGCGTTCATGCGCGCTAAGTATGACGAGCACTACAAGGATTCGCCTCTACCAGAAGGCCTTCGTGATGGCCCCGAGTTCCTTGTTGGTGGCTTCGGTCAAGCGGACGGATTCCCTTCACTGTTTCGAGTCAAGGTGAAGGAAAATACCGCCAAGCTGGACTTTGGAGGGCCAAACCGTCGAACGGGAGTGGCATGGAATGGACAGGCCGACAGCGTCGAACGCTTTATTCGCGGTTACGACACCGAACTGAGGGCTTCCTTCAGTGACAAAGTAACCAAGAGCTTGGAGTCTCATTCGCTCAAAGTTAAAGAGTATGTAACGGAGACAATTAACAAGATCCTCGACAAGCTTGGGCAGAAGATGCCTGAAGACGTCGCTGTAGATATCCCAGAATTGGCTTCGATCGCCTTTGATTGGCAGACGTATCGCACTTCCATCGATTATGCGAATTTGCCACATCAGGAGGCGATTAACTTCGTAGCGTTCTTGGTACTGTTGCAAGACGGAAAAGCGAAATTTTCAAGAGGTGTTGCAACCGTTGGCGGTCGTACGCATGTAGGGATTATCACAAAAGAAAAAGGACTCCGGCTGGTGAATGAACCAGAGCTGACTCACAGATATACGGGGTTTGCCGATGATCAGTAACAGCAATCGAAGCGGCGCGGTGGTGACCGTTCCTGAGAGCAAAGAAAAACGTCCGAGAAGTGACGTTCGTTCGGGTGCGGTTGGAGATCGTCCGGGGCGCGAAAATTCGACGAAGATCCCGCCGACGGGTAGCAGGATTGTGATCGTTAATGGCCGCCTACAGGTAGTCGTAGAACGGCCTGACAACCGTAAGTGATTTGGTGCTGCCCAATATTCAATAGCACCAACTAGCGGTTCCAACCGCTTCTCGACACGCCTTATCAGCATTGCCAACCGCGTAGCGCTCGTTGTCGTGTGGCGTTGTTCCCCCATGTCGAGTTCAATTTGCACGGCGAGACCCACTGAAAGGAACGGAAATGTGCGATCCCGTCACCATGATCACGGGTGGTACGGCGTTGCTGTCGACCGCCATGGGCGTAGCTCAGCAAGCTATCGGCGTTACCCAGCAGCTTCAGCGCGCGCAGAGCCAGCGTAACGACTACAACTTTCTCGCCGCCCAGCAACGCAACGCGGCGGCGGTCGATGAACTGAGGGCCAAAGAGGCCGAGCAAGTCGGGGAGGGCGAGGCCGACAAGGTACGGCAGAACGCGGCACAGCGATCCGGTCAGCAACTGGCGCGACTGGCGGCTCAGAGCACCGATCTCCTGGGCTCGCCCCTCGACGTACTGGGCGACATCGCGGCGGTGGGCGAGGAAGACGCGCTCTCGCTCCGCTATCAGTCAATGCGCGACGCTTGGGATAACCGGGTCAGGGGCGCTACCCGGCAGGCACAGGCCCGCTACTACGAGACGGCTGCGGGCAATGTTGATCCGACGTTGGGGATTGTGAAGTCCCTCATCTCGTAAAATTCAGAGTATTGTTGTGCTGAACTCGTCGAGATTGAGTTTTCAAGCAGTCAAGGGAAAACACGGCGTCGCGTAATAAAGTGTCGAGAGCGACTTGAAAATCTCAAAAGTCACACTAAGTTCTTGAAAGATATACGTAATTCTTCAACACTAGGGTGAGTTTTAGCTGTCGGTCGCGCAATAACTGTACAAATGCACGGGGAAAATAACATTTTTTTACTTCGTACATAATTCGTACAACCTGTCGTTCCTTAAGTTAGTTTTGCGCCATCGCTATTTTAATCCAGAGAGGAGGTCGGCCAGATGAACAATACTAAACAACAGGAGCGTACGTCTGCCGAAGATCGGCCGTTCGCTAACTATCCAGACAACAGTCTGGGCAAGCAGTACCGGGATATCAAAGACGTTCCCAGTGTGCTTGAGGTTGTGTTTAACCACTTCAAAAAGCACAACCAGTAATATAAGTTCCATAAATCGAGATGGAAGGCCGGGCGTGACTGCCCGGCCTTTTTGTATCGGACGAGGATGGAATGAACGGTCTGTTTGAGAAAATAGAAAAAGACAAAGATCAGTTTGTTGCTCTGATAACTGAAGCAGTTGCCATTGTGCCTGCTGAGATCACGGCCTTCTTTCCGGTCTCGAATCGAATCTCAGAAGCCCGTGTTGCACTCGCGTACAGTTTTTATATGGGCGAGATCCAGCGATATTCCGAATACCTCAACTCGAAAAACCCGGACCACTACAAACGCAGTGGTGCGTTGTTACATGCTCTTTGCACAAACCCAATTGTTGACGGCATTGAAGGCGAACACAGCCTGGATGACCTGCTCGATCCCATCGGTACGAGATACACTACCGAGGAGCGGGCACACTTGGTCCAATTCATGGAATTCCATGAGGCGTATTGCAACGAGCTAGTTGCGTTCGGAATTTCTCATCGCGTATGTGCGTCGTATGAGGTGGAAGTAAAGCCACTCTCATTCAACCTCGTGCACAACATTTGCCACTATCTAAAAAAGCACAACGGCAGCCTGCCGCCCGATGCCTATTTCATGCTTTTCCGGACGCTTATGGCGTAGCCGCCGAATCTGAGATTCCTGACGATCAAAGTTATCCACAAATTCAAAGTTGCAAGTTCAGCAAGAATAGGCTAGGAAAAAAACCACACTAGGATCACTGCACGCAGCAGCTGACGCCCGGGGCTCCTCCTTCAAAGAAGGTCGAGCCGCCGGGCTTTTTCATTTTGGGGACAGCCTATAACCGACCAAGCCGCCGGCTATGACGCCGCGATCGCAGCCACGTGTCCGAACGCCAGAAGCGCCGCCGCGCCCAGAACGAACGTCACGATGCCGACCTCGTCTGGCTGATGAACCAGCGCGAGGGGCGGCGCTTCGTCTGGCAGCTGCTGCAGAGCTGCCACCTCTACGAAACGAGCTTCACCGGCACCAGCGCCACCTTCTTCCGCGAAGGCGAACGCAATATCGGCCTGCAGGTGCTGGCCGACATCGTGCGCCTCTGTCCCGAACTTCATGCCCGCATGGCGGGCGAAACAAAGGAGGAGAACTGACCATGACCGAATCCCTGATCGCGCCGATCCCCGACACGCAAGGCGCCCCGGATGACGTCACCCTGCAGAGTCCCGAAGAGAAGGCCACGTCTGATGCTGCGGCGTTGATCTATCGGGACCCTGAGGTGGAGGCAGAGGAGACGGCAGAGCCCGACGCGCCGCCTGCCGAGGAGCAGGCGCCCGTCACCTACGAGCCGTTTGCGCTGCCGAAAGGTGTGGAAGTCGATCCGGCCGCGCTCGAAGAG